AACAAGGCCGATAAAGCTAACAACCTTGTTATCGATGCCGGGCTTGTCCGTAAGTTCAAAGAACTCACGACGGAACTGCCTACCACTTACTTCTGGGTTGGCCATCAAGTCATGCAATCGACCCAAAGCGGTCTGTTGGTTAGGTCCGGTTCTCTGACTCAGAGCTTGCAATAACCGACCTGCTTCATTGACGTTCATAGTCACCGTTTTCCCCGGTGAACCCTCGGGCAAAAATGTGCTCGCTACTTTTTTCCAGTTTTCCAAGTCGCGTGGGGTAAATTCACCAGCCACAGCTTTTTGGATGTAGGGTTTGGCGGCGTCAACAACGTCTAAAAAAGCCGCTTCTTGTGCTGCGGGACCAGCACCCCGAGACAAAATCCCCCACAACATCAAACGCCCAGTCATTTCAGGATCGGCTTGACCCGAATTGTAGATGTTTTTAATCTGTTGAACGTAACCAAAACCCTCGTCTACTTGAGCCTTCAGCTCTGGCGTGAGCTTTTTGAGCTTTTCAGCCAATAATTCTGGACTGTTACGGTAATTTATCGCCTCTAAGGGAGGCATAGGTACAAAATCACCACCAAACGCCTGATTTTCCATGTTCAGCCAATTTTCTGGCGTATCCATGGCCTGAGCGTTCTGAATCTTGACTTCATCGATGCTCTGCATCACTTTTTGAGTGTTCTGAGGCGTAAATTTTTGCACAACTGGCGTTGTAGCTTTCTCTCCAGCCCCTTTCACCAGCAATTCAGAAGGAATCGAGTGACCTTGACCCTCTGTTGGTATCCCACTATCGAACTTTTCGCTGAGTCGCAGCCCTTTTACGCCTCGTCGTGCCATGCCGCCCACTAGCGGCAATCCGCCGAGCAACGCCATGATGCCGCCCTCTAAAGTATCGCCGCGCTCAAACGCATCAGAGACGTCTACACCCAGACCAACGTCACCAGCTACCGGCAGAAACTCGCTGGCTAAAAGCAAATTTTCAGCGCGCCTGAAATCCCTTCGATCATCACCCAGAGCACCAGCAACCTTGCGCTCTAAAACGTCTCTAAGACCTTCCTCTTCAGGAATAATCTGTTGTATCGGTCCAAAATCTGCAGATACCGGCTCCGTCAATCGCCTTAATGGGTCTTCAAAAATCGCAGGATTCTCATAGCTGGGCATACCAAAGTCTTGAAGCGACACAATCCCACCGTCTTGATATCCACGGCGGCGCATACTCTCATCCAAATTGTAAAACTGCGCGTCACCCGATTCGATGATGTTGACGATCTGCCGCTCCAACTCCTCGTTGGTGCCTGAGAGCTGCATACCTATCCGATTATTGAACTTATCCATCTCGCGCCCACGAGGGTCCAATATCTCTCTCGCATCACCAAGTTTCTGCGCCAACTCAGGATCGGTTGTACGCGATAGAAGAGCGCCCAACGCAAGATGACGGGCTGCATCACCGCGACCATCGAGACCCTCACCGGGATAATATTTTTCACCGATATTAGCCGCCCATTCGATGTCCTCGTCTGGAACACCCAAAGCGTTCAAAGCAGGTGCCTCAATCATGCTTACCGCACGACGCACATCCTCAATCGTCGGCAGCTCCAGCTTCACCGGATTCATCAGCTCACTGACAGAACCGCCGAGGCTGTAGCCAAAGATATCTACGTCACGGGTGTTCATCTACTGCATTAAAGAGCCAATACCAGAGGACATGCGGCTTTCTTCCATCCCCGACACCCGCTGAGTTCTAGGATCTGGACCTAAACTCTTCTCAATCGGGAACATAGTCGCCTTGCCGAACGTATCCACTAAATACTGAACCGCTTGGTCGATGCCGTCGCGTTTCATCAAAAACTCAAATATTTTTTTCGACTGCTGCAGGTTTTCAGGAGGTACATCCTCAACACGCACAATCGAGCGGAAGTCAGGACTGGTCATAATCTGCGTAAAAACCTGATCAATGCCGGGAGTCCCAGAGACAGATATCGACTCTCTAGCTCCGCGCCCCAGATTTTGACTAGATCGCACATCCTGACTGGGCATCCCAAACATAGGCTGCTCATTCGTCACCGTGGGCATCATCGGCGTCTGATCGTCGCGGATCGAGCGCCTCGTTTCTTCAAAAATGTCTATGTCACGCGATGTCACTGTTTGGCCTCATGAAATCAAAGTCTCGGCGGAGCATATCAAGCCAAGTTTCAAATGTAATTACCGCTATCGAGGAATTATTTGCCGGCAAACGCTCATTTATGGCGTGTAGGGGTAACGTGACCCTGATCGGTTTGTTGTTGAATTTCCAAATCAATATGGGTGTCTTGTCACCACACGCAGCGCAAACCTGATCCCACCAAGCGGTAAGGTGCCACCAGCCAGACTTATACGCCTTGCACTCAATCGCGAAGCCGGGCAGCTCGATGTCGCACAGATCTTTGGCCTGATACTGGTCTAAATTACGCTTCACAGACAGATCAATGCCCTCATCAACGAAAAACGTGTTGAGACGCTTGCAAACATCGCGCTCAAACGCAGCGCCTTTCGATCTGGAATCGGCCATTCGCGGATACTAACGGAATGTGGTAGAAACGCCAGTCGGGCGGTGAGCGTTTCCACACCGACCCACTGCGGAATCTCCAGCCCCGCCCCGACAATCGGCGCTCCCAAGCCGATGGGCTGGGGGTTCCCATTTACCGTTGAGATTTTTTGCGAGCTGAATGTACCAAACTCAGCTATAGCTATGCGCTAGTGCCGCGCTCGCACACAGGGGGGTGCGGGGGTCCGCGGTACACGCGATTTCAGGCCCGTTTTCTGGACCCATAGAGACCCATTACTTGCGGCTGCTTGTGCGGCAGGCGCGCACTACGGCGCTCCTGCGCGTTGTTTGCGTCTTGCGCGCGGGTCACGCAGAGGGATGGTTACTCCCGTGAGCACAGGGCGACCCATTCGCGTGTGCGCAAAGTTGCAACCCTTTGCAAAAAACTGCAACAAAATCAATAATTTAAGTCATTTTTGCCAATTTTTGGCTTTTTTGACGATTTTGGGGTCTGGAGAAGGGGAGGGGCTGGGGCAGGTTGCTTGCCCTTCCCCACTTTCCGCCCCTGTCACCGATCCTTCGGATCAAGCCCTTCTTGCACGCCCAGCAGTTGATTCAGCCGCGACTTGATGTCGTCCTTGGTCATCTGGTCGATGTTCGCATTGATGTTGAGGTTCTGGCTTCTGTGGATCGTCAAGCCTGCGAGCTGGTTCAGCTCTTTGATCGCGCTTACTGCTGCGTTGTACGCGCCGTTCTCGAAGCTGGTCTCTGCGATCTTCCACAGCATCCCGCCCGTCTTCTCAGGCGTGATCGCATACTTCTCTCGCATCTCGTCTTGCGCGACTCTCACCGCTCGCGTCACGTTTGGGAACTCTTTGCCGTTTAGCATTTTGCTCGCAGCGGCTGCAGGAAAGCTGAAGCCGGCCTTTCTCGCCGCCTCCGTCTGCCCACACGCGCCTTCGGTGTAAAAATACACGAAGGCGCTCTGCATCTCTGTGATACCGAATTCTTCGTTCGGCTCGAACTGGCTGGGTACTTCCGTCAGTTGTGGTCGATTCTTCCTTGGTCGTCCGCGCTTTGGTTTTGTGATTGCTTTTTCAACCATCCGCTCACCTTGAGTTGTTTGAACAATATCTGGGCTTCCTCGTCGTCGAGTTTAGCCTGTCCCCAGACTTCGCGCTCGCTCTCATTCGCATACCGCCATTGAGTGAAATTAAAGAACTCCGTTTGACCGTAATCATACTGAAACATGCTCTCCTCCTGCATGGGGTGGGGTGGGGTGCCTTTTTAAGCCTTCTAACTCTAGGGTGTAGCAATACAGCCCTTTTAGGGGCAAATCAAGGGGTCTATACCCATATATACATATATATAATAAAGATTAGTATTACTATACCCCACCCCCCCCACCGCGGAGAGGTAGCTGTGACGGGGGTTTCAGAGTTTCGCCTCGGGGGTACAGGGGGTACAGTGCTATACCCCCGTCAGAAATCGGGGGTATAGTGGGGTGAGGTGGGGGTACTAACCGGCTCGTACTGAATGTCGTAAATTTTCTTCCCGTGGCTCTTTCTTGGCTTAATCCCACGCTCCTGCAGGATGCGACTTGCCTCCTTGTAATCGGCCATCCTTGGCGCTTTGACCCCCAGATCCATGAGCAGTTTGGCCATTTGCACCGGCTTGGT